CCCACTCTGGCGGTGGATGCGTCAGCCCTCAGTATTGGAGATGTACTACTATTGTTGCTGTTAACAACAAAGTCAACGTTGTTATTATTGCTATTGACAGTTACTTGATGCGGAGACGACGCTTTTTTATGCATCCCAAGCATCTTAAGATTGCCTACTTCAAATTGAACCCTGTCATCAGTGAAGTTAATGTATGTGTTGGCATCACCGTTGTGATAAATATATTGATCAACGCCGATGTTTCCGGCTACATCCAAAGTGTAGTCGGGGGAGTCAGTTCCGATGCCCACCCTAGAATTTCCAGCATCAGTGTACAATAGTGTGCCGCTAGCCGCATTCCTCACAAGCACATCAAGATCATGTCCACCATTATTTATCAGAATCTGACCACTGGCGTTGGTCGGATCTCCCCTGAGCATTGACTTACCACCTGCCTTGAGGATTACCACATCGTCGGTAAACTTAACGAACGTATCGTCGTCTCCCTTGTGATAGATAAACTCGGCAGCATAGATGTTCCCGTTAATATCTAGGCTTCCCGTAACTTGGATTACGTCGTCAGAGGTGTTGCCGAGAATTACTTTTCCGTCGGGAGTTGCTTTAAATCCCCAGGTGCCGTCATCGTCAGCGGCTCCAAAACCTGCTCCAGCCATTAGTCGTCTCCGAGTACGTCGTTAAGGGCTCGATTGATTCGGTCGGCTTTGGTGAGGTGTGTCTTGACTTGGCTTTCGGCTACAAGGTAAGCCCCCGTAGTGCTTGGTTCCGAAACCAAATCAAAACAGAGAAGCTGAAAGTCTTCCTCGACCATGGTCGTTTCGCCCTCTTGGCGGGTTGACCCCAGTCCACGACTTGAGATGCCCAACTGGACACCGCCTTCTACAAGTTGTTTGGCAATTTGTCCGGCAGGCGTATTAAGAATCTTCATCTTGCCCATGACATCATTTCCCTTCCACCACACTTCGGTCATTACATGTGAAGCATTTTTAAGCTCCACCACTGAACTGTCAGGATGGTCTAATTCGCCGATGGCTCGACCTTCCTTGACAAGCTTGGTGTAATTTTTAATTTCCCGCTCCAAAATCGGCTTAGGGTAGATGCGTCCGTTACCATTCTTGGACTCAGCACACTGAATCTTGCCTGCGACGACGAGGTGAATGCCAGCCTTGTTTCCTTGACGCTCTTCCTCCGTAAGAAGATCATCGCTATAATCTAGGTTCATAAACTCTTGTAATACATATTTCTTTGTCATTTTTATCTCCTTTGAGTGAGTGCGGGCGTTACCCGCACGATACTGCTACCCCTGCAACACCTTGCGACTGGTCTCAGTCTCCATTTTTGCGTCCACATCCCTTTTAATTCGGTATTCATGTTGAAGTCCTCCATCTGATATGAGCATACACAATGCATAAGAAGTCCCAGAAGACAGACACCCTAGAAGGAAGGCGTTTGTTAAAGAAACATCAAAGGTAAATAGTTCTGTAAATGGGTTTAGGAGCACAAGAAGTACGCCGGACCAAAAGCCCACGCACATCGGACAATGAAAAAAAGCAACTGAGGGGCGGAGCTTGTCAAAAATACTAGAAAAAACTAATATTTGAGTCAACCCATATCCACATAAAACAAAAGAAACTAAATTCACTCTAGTCGGCTTTCTTAATAGCTGTAACCGTACCCATAGTACGAAGTTGAAGGTACTCGATCTTCGCGTCCTGCGGCGGTGTCTTGATAAGGGGGGATGGCCCCATACTCCGTGCTGTCTTCGGGTGTCGGATCAGTGAAATGGTCCTCTATATTTTGATCGTAGTCCAGGGCTACATCTTCATCTTGCTGAGTTCTTTTTATAAACTTCTCAATCTCATAAAGAACTACCTGTAAAGAATTCACCTCACTAGATTGATAATACCGCCCCTCCACCACTCCGAAGCTTGTTCCGCCCTCGATAAAGTTTCCCGTGACGCCAGCTTTGAAAAGGGAATGAAAAAGAGCTTTCTGATAATCAAAAGTGTCCTTCTCGGCGGAGGGCTTGGGCATCGTTAAAATTCTTTGGTCCTTGGGAATTATGACAATGTCCACCTGCTGGTGGTCGTCAATGAGCAGGCTCCCATCTAATGTCTTCGTAGCATTAAGAGTGACTTTAGCTTGGGGTTCTTTCTTAATATTGAGTGGAGGAATGGTAATCTTAATCGTCATCTGTACTGTACTCTCTCACAAGTTTTTGGAGTTTTAAGATTCTTAATAGTTCCGTCTCTCCGACATGTACAACATTAAATGACTCTAATTGCTCCATTACTTTGTGGGTACTTTCCATCATGTCCGGGTCATTAACAACTTCAGGCAACTGTACTGAGTTGGCGACCGATACTCTAATGCGTATGAGTTCTTCGTGAAGGTGGACCTTGAAGTCCGCCTCATTGGGTCCAATGGCTGCTACATATTTTCCCAAGAGCAGCTTCTGCTCGGGCAACAAATCCTTATACTCTTTATTGAACCGCTCTGTAAAGCTTTGAACTACTAATGAATTGACCGGCGTGAGGGGCTCTGTGTTCTCTCTTCCGCCCGTTAGATTCTCAATTAGCTGCCCCTCTAAAAGTACTCGGTCCTTTATCGGCATCTTATCACCAAATATCTGAGCGATCGATGCATAGTCCTTATAGTTTGGGACAAAATTATTATATACGCCCTTTCCCAGTTCACTGTTAATTTTTTTAATTACGTTGGTCTGTTCTTGGAAAATGTTTTCCTTGTCTAACCCCTCGTGCTCTCTCTTGGTCTGAAAAATTAGTTTTTCCGCAGTATAGCGATCAAGGTGGTCTTTTTCCACAAGAGAGCGATAACAGTCTAGTTCCTTGGACAGAATAGATCCTTTCTTAAAATGTTTCGATAAGATGTCTCTCACACACCCCATACCTTCAGAATCTCTTTCCACTACCGATTTGGTAAGCTCGCGAATAAGAGCTTCAAATAAAAATACGGTGTTTCTTTTCTTGTTATGTCTGGTTTTCATCTTTTGCTTCCAACTGATCTAGTAGCCGCTTAAGTTCAAACTGTGTCTCAAAGAGCTGTCTTTCCTCATTTTTATCGGCTGACTCTCCAATGCTCGCCACTGACTTGAGTCCATCAGCGTACCCCTTAAATAGGCTTCGGGGAGCGGAAGAGGCCAATTCTTTACTATATTGCCCCTGCATATGGCGGCGACGGGCTCCTTGTTTCCACTTGTGTTGCCCTCGTTTCACCGGCTTATACCAATCCGTATCATCCCTTTGTCCAGGTTCGGGCTCTGCTAAAAGAGCCCCGGCGTCGGCGTCGGCAGCATCCTCCGCCCCCGCTCCTTCGGACTCTCCGCCGAGAAGGTCTTCTCCTCCTCCTTCGTCACCCACAAGATCGTCCGTAATGTCTCCTCCACCTCCTCCACCTCCTTCAGTGGCTTCGGGTATGGTACCGGCGGCTTCCAAAGCTGCTGCGTGCTTTGAATCGGTATACTGTTCAATTTGTACTCTTTCAATCTCTTCGTCAGATAGTTTGAAGATGTGCTTGTAGACCCAATGTTTGGAAAAATAGCCTTCAGTAGCAGCCCCTGCAATGTCAAACTTGGTGCGTAAATGCTCTAACTCTTGTAGTTCGGCAATTTTAGAGGGATTGTTAAGCTCCAACTTAAAAGAGGTCAAATCTTGTTCACGAAAACCCAAAGTATACAAATGAATGATACATATTTTTTCTAGTTCTGCTATCACTACACGCTGAAGCCGCTGGATGGTCCTGGCAAATGCGATGTCCTTCTGGGCCAGTGTTGTTTTGTCCTCCATCGTGTCACTCTGGGCCAAGTAAGCTTTGGGAACCTTCAGGGCAGAAAAAAGCTTATCCCGAAGATAATTTACATCATCAATATCACCAGTAAACTGTCCGCCAGCCAAGGTTTCAATCCGAGTGTTATTGTTTGACCCTCTAACAGGGACATAATAATCCTCATCAACACTCATAGCGTTATACCTTAAGTCTACACGTCCAGTATCATCATCCACGATCTGATTTCTTTTCATTTGTGTTTTGACTTGTTCGATATATTGCTCTACATCCTCGGCTGCAATATTTCCCACATCAATATAGAAAACGCGGCGTTCGGGGGATCTTACAATCCGATAAGCCATCATAGCGTCTTCTAACATTGTAAGCTGTCTCCATATTCGGCGGGCAGGCTCAAGCACCGAGGTTCCATAGGGGACATATTTGTCATTACCCAATACCCTCATATGGGCAATTTGCCAATTTTCAAATGTCACGCCGCCTTTGCCTTCGGCATTGACCCAGAAATACTGAATGTAGTTCGGATTGGTGGGGTCTTTTCCCTCCAGGCGTTCCACCTCACGAATTGGTAGCGGCACCACGTTAGTGATGCCCAGCTTATCATCAATATCCAAATAGAGATAATAGTCTCCATATTTGCACATCCCGCGGGCCCAACCAAACAAGTTGGACTCGACATTTAACACGCTATAAAGAAGAGTGTGTAAAATATCTTTAATCTCTCTGTTGTGACAATCAATATTGACCAAGGGAGTTAAAGCAGTTGAAGTGGTAATTTCGTCAGCATAAATATCGATAGTTGAAGCTATCTCAGGCATGTATTCCATCTGTTCAAAATCGGTATATCTTATTTGTTTATTTCGATCCAAAAGAGTCTTTGATGCCAGTCCGCCAAAGGGGTTGTAGTACTCTTTTTTCTTAAACTCTCGGCCGGTGCTACTAGTAAAAGTATATTTGGTTACATCTCGGGACGTGCCTCGGGTAACTGCGGGCTTATCATAGTTCACCAGGGGCCCGCTCAAAAGTCGGGTTAACCTTTTAAATAAATTGGATTGGTTATTTCTTGGATTATTAGTATTGTCGTTTTCCATGGCTATCCTTTAATTATCCACCCAAAAGTGGGGAGGTCGGTTTGCTGATTGTGTCCACGGGGCGGTTTGTACCCCTGTTGTCCCGGTATTTGAGTATGAAGGTGTTTCGTAGAGACTGATATACTCGACAAAAGAGCTTTCTTGTAGTTTTTTTCTCGTTCATTCACAGTTAGTGCGGTCCCCCTGACCCAACACCCGATAGAAGCAGCTATAACAAGATCATCATTGTAGCTTCTCATAGCCTGAGGTCTTCCGTTATGCCATACAAAAGTCTTGACCTCGTTAGCTAATCGCACCGAGTTAATATTAATTAGTTTATTCCTGACGAATTCTTCAAACTTCGCTATCACTAGAGGACGTGTTTTCATAGACATCGTAAACCCAGGTACGCCGCCCATTGCTTCGGACGTGGTTTCGTCTACATAGTCATGACTCTTTTTAAGACTGTGGTAAAGGTTTCTATACTCAAGATCCTTAAGGCGGCTCAGAACGCCAATTCCTAACGAGTTGTTCTCAATGACCATCAGGGCCGTATTGTACTCAGAGGCCATAGAAAAAAGAAGCGGAGCAAACATATCCGGAGTTATTTTCCCCTGATACTCTGCTACCTGCTCCATGGTTTCAATATCAAAAACATGAGCCACACTATAGTCTGATCCGTCTCCGCGAGCCACATCGGCGACTAGTAGATACTCTCTATCTGGTATTGGCTCTTCCCATATCCAGTAGTTCCTATCAAAACCGGTACGGTGCTTAGGCTCAGACAGGCTTTGCATGATGTTCCCCAGATCATCGCCATGGATGACCGTCTCGCCTGAAGCATTAAAATTGCACTCAAGCTCTTGAGCTATTTCGCGGCGGGACATATTGCGAGTTTCTTGGGCAAACCAGTGCTTGTCTCTTTCAGGGTGAACGTCCCAAGGTAGCTTGATCGTATGAAAATCGTTTCGCTCCTCCTGGGAGTCAGTATAGGTTTTATGAAACCAGTTCCCTACTCCGTTGGGCGTGGACAGGGCAATGCAACGGCCGCCCGTAGAAAGAGTAGGATAAAGTCCAGCCCAAAGCTCATCAATCCCTTCCACAAAAGCTGCCTCATCAACTACCAGCAATGACAAAGCTTCAGATCGCCCTGCGTCGCCAGAGGTAGAAGACGCCTTCACCTGGGACCCATTACCTAATTCAAAAGAATTACGATTATCAATTGCTATTTCGGATATCTTCAACCACGGTGGTAAGTGCTTGTGTATCCCCTTTATCTTTTTTACGAGATTGGCGGCTGTACCAAGCTTCGTAGCCACAACAAGTACATTTTTATCCCGATGAAAGAGCATTAGCCAGCAAACATAAGCTGCAACCGTGGTTGAAATTCCCAACTGCCTAGCTTTTAATATCACATTGAATCGATGTCCGTTGAACTTACGCAACGCCTCTTCTTGAAAGTCGTACATCTCAAATGGGATGAGCCCACGCATCGGATGGGATATTCTAGAATATTGATTGCAGAAGTAAACGGGGTCTTTGCCGCAGCGGATAACTTCCGCCATCATTTCCTTCTTGGTGAGGACCATTTACATCTCGACTATATCAAAGTTCATTTATTGGTTTGAGGCTTTTTGGTGGCGGACAGGTCTAAAAAATCTTTGAACTTTTTTTCATATGGCTTGTCTACATCACCCGCTGATGTTTTTCTTACAGAATCCACATCGCTTAGTCCACCAATAGTGTACTGTTTATGAGCCTGCACCCACACTCGTACCCGCGAAGACGTCTGAACGTACATATCCACATCGCCATCGCCACTCAAAGACACGCTGTTTTTGGTTATTTTCTTATACTCTTTCTGGAGATACTTTACAATGTCTTTGAATTTTCTCTCTAGCTCGTTCTCAAATTGATGGCGGGGATGCAATTGCTTGGCAAGCACCTCTGCCTGATATGTCAACATCATTTTATCGGCGGAAAAACGAACACGAAACCCATCCATTTGACGTGAATCTAGAATAGGGTGCCCTTCTTCTCGCGTAAGTCCAATCTTAGAGTCCATGTGTTGATATCCGTCATAAGCATTTGTGGCGGCCTGGTTGAGTCCCCTAATTACATCTAAAATTTTTGTCATTATTTTCTTCTCCGTAGATAAATTTCAACCTCTTGGTCCGTTGGTCGCCAGCCATTTTCCCATTCCGCAGGCTTTGCAAACACAAAGTCCAAGTAACAGTCATGACAACACCCAAACCTATTCATATATAGGTCGTCCGCTGCTGAAAATGAATATGTTTTACAAACAGGACATTTTCTCTCGGTCGCTGCCTTTGGTTCTCTTTTTTTAATAACAATGTCGCCACGAACAACAATCTCTTTCTGGCGAGAGTGTGATTTATTTTTCCTATGTCTTTTTTTAAGTTGTGCCAGATACTCCTTTTCTTTCGCTGGAGCCCACTGAGATCTAAAATCTTGTACCGCTTGGTTGCCATACTTGTCCTTGACTGCTCTTTCAATTGCAGCTATATAATCCGGATTATCTTTATTCATCGTTGGTACACCGCATGAACAATACCAATAGAAACACCAGTTCCTATGACCAAACCAGTGAGAAGACCAAGGGTTCCCCGATTTCTGTCAAACCATGAGTTGTTTTTCTTTAGTTGGTCTTCTAGTTTTGTAATAGAAGATTTATATATTTTTTCGGCTTTATCACAGACCTGTTTATCTACCGAACATTCTGAGAGTTTGGCGTTGGCGTCAATTTTCTTTTCCAGTATTTTGCGAAAATCTTCCTCACTCAAGAGTATCCCAGTATAGTTATTCCCCTCTTGGTTTACTGTGACGGGGAGAGGATCAAACTTGGTGACATCCGCAGCGATTGCGTTTAATGAAAAACAAAGTATTAAAGCGAGTAATTTTTTCATTCTATTTCAGAAACTTTTTAAGCCCCTCTATTCTCTTGACCGGTCTCTTAAGTCCACTCACAAGAGTGTATGTCACTAGTTTGTCTCGTTTGCTGTCCTCGTAAATGCCTCGGTGAACAATCGCTCCCCCCGTAAGTGCAGCAAGAGTATCGAAACCAAATTCGATGCTGTCCATTAGGCCGGCCGTCTCTTCAAAAATAACGTCGCCGCCGACAACAATACAGGCAGCACCTGTAGCAGTCGTAAGATCGAATCCTTCAGCGAGGAGAGTTTTCTCTAAATTTTTCTTAAGGGCGTTGGAAATAGCTGTCTCACTCTCCACATCTTTGACGGTCGTAACACCCATAATCATGCACCCCGACTGACGCATGATGCTATCATAATCTGTAGCGTCAAAGGTCGTATACTCTGAGTCTTTATTGGCGAGGACATTAAAAACATGAAACAAGCCAGCAACAGTATTATTGATAGTTGTCCAGAACTTCTTGACTGTTAGCTTGGGGTAAAGCTTTTTAATCTTTTCGTTGTCCACCATAATAAGGGGGGCAATCTTTCCTTTTTCTGCGAGCCCGCAAAGTTGAGTAATGCGTGCGTGGGCGTTCTTGGCTACCGTTGGGGAAGCTGATTCGCCAGCAGTAGGAAGGGAGGCCACAACGCCAACACGTTGATCTACGTCCTCCACCCCAATATAGGTGAAATATTTCTTAGCAACCTTAATGAGGGTGTTGACTGTACCGCCACCAGAGCCTCCGGAGACCCCGAGACAAATCAAGATGCGGTCAACGTTAGTTCCAAAAATTTCCCGGAACTTATTGAACACTTCCTGCTCTTTGCGTTCGATGGCGGCCTGGGCTTTGGCTTGGTCTTTGCCGGCACCCTGTTCGCCGTGCTCATCCACGAGGAATTTTTGTTCGGCGGGGATATCTAGTCCATTAAGATCTGACCGTGCAGTATTTACAGCCACCGTCTTGGTGTAGCCCATATCGTAAAATGCCTTAGCCATCCGGCCGCCGCCTTGTCCGGCACCAACGATGGCATAAGTCAAGGCACCCCCGGACCTATCCTCGATGGTCTCTTCTTCTTCGTTTAGCTCAGGATCGTAATCCTCAATATCAAGTGTGGGAATGTCTACCATTTTTTTATCTCCTTAAATGTCTAATTCCTCGTGAAGTCTAATCAAGGCTTTCAACCGTTCTTCTCTGTCGTTTATTTTCTTAGTATCTTTTAGCCGACTCTCAAAAACCGCTTTAATAGCCCCGATCTTATCTTTCTCTAGTCTACCACGCAATTCGTTTTCCCTTAAGGCTGCGGTGGCTTCTGTTTTTATTGCTTCCAAATAATCTACTTTATCCTCTGCTGGTTTGAGTAGGCGGTAAAAATAAATTAGCAGGGTCCCTACCAGAAGAACTCCCAATACTACCTTCCACCAAATCTCCTTAGCCTTGTACCACAACCACTTCATCAGCCGTGCTTCCACTTAGCAGCTATGTCCGCTGCTCCTTGGAGCCCGATGTAAGCCAGAGACACAGCAACCCAATCGCTGCTAGCTAAAGAACCTGCCGCCAAAAAAGCGGTGGAAGTCATCCATACCATTAATTTTCGTGATGCCCATTTTCCGAGCCATTGATCTAGTTTTTCGTGCATATCTACAGCACCTCCTCTGTAGATATAAGTAGTCAGTTATTAAGTAATGTGAAAGTTTCGGACAGCTACCTTACTAGGTGTCTTTGTTCATCTGGCGGGCGATCTGGGTGATGATTTGGGGGATTTGTTGGAGTTCGCTTGCATCGAATCCCGCATAAACACTCAGAGCGGCCGCCAAAAGAGCTACGCGACTCTCGTCTGCCCGATCCTTAAATCTCTCAACTTGCTGCCGGTTGCCCGCTACGTTCTTACCAGCAAGCAGGTCATCGAGAACCTGCTTGGCCGTGGCGAAGAGTTCGTCATCCACCTTCACCGAGCCAACTTGGACGTCAGCCCCGTCTGATGTGGATGTGGTTGTCGAAAGGACGCTCTCCGTATCATCCACAGCCTGTCCCACAGCGGAAGGCTGATCGCCCGGAGGGGCTTCATTAAGATCCGCTCGGGTTCGTTTCAAGGATTCCTCGACAATCGTTCGAATAAATTCTTTAGTTAGTGTTTTCTTTTTCACTGGGGAGATCCTCCAAAGGACTATGAATAAATAGTGTTCTTAACTTCTTTTCGCCCGTTTATGTATCTCGGCAAGTCCGGCTGCGACCCTCACTTCCTCACCCATATAAACAATGGTTGCAACTTTCTCCCATTTGTGGTATTCTTTGAGCAGACCAATCTTCCAGCCTTCATGGTCCGACCAAGTGTATTTAAATCTTACGAGGTCGCCTGCTCTCATTCTTTATTTTTCTTTTTTGTGCCCGCAGAAACGACAACTATGTCGTCCTCGTGAATGTCGATAATCGCCCCATGAGGATAGTCCTCTATCATTTGACTGGTGGGGGTAATCTCCCCAACCCACCACACATTCCAGTATCCCGGCAAGTCGCAGCCTCCCATCACAAGTCCGTAACCCCCTGATCCACTGGGGTGGAATAAGTTACTTTGCACCAAGTCACCGGGTTTCATCTCAA